GAGAGGGTGCAAAGAAATTCAATGAGATTACTGATTCTACTGTTGATGCTGCAACTTGGGGAACAACCATTTACTTGAATGCTGGTGTAAAATCTGTAAACGAGGGTATCCCGTTTGACAGGGCATTGGAGCAGGTCAGGGCAGCCCGTAAAAAGGTCAGGGAGGAACATCCTGTGGCTACAGGTATTGGAGAAGCAGTTGGATTTATCGGTTCAGGAATGGGTGCAGTGGGGTCACTACAGAAAGCAGCACCTATCCTTAAAACTGCACCTGGTCAAACCCTGAAAAATATTCCTAAAGAAGTTGTAACTGGATCAGGGACAGCAGCAGCAGAGGCAGGATTTACTGCTTTGGCAAAAGGAGAAGATGCTGGGGCAGCGACTGCTTTCGGTCTAATGTTTGGTGCAGGAGGTGGGACACTTCCGGCTCTTTTTACTGGCACTAAAAATATGGTAAAGGCATTCAAGGGTAATGCTTTCGAGACTACAACAGGGTCACAGGGTGGCTGGGAAAAGGTATCTAAATGGTTTACGAAGGACGGTGAAGTGAAACCAACAGTAACAGCAAAAATCACCAGGGCAGAGGAACTTGGGATGGGTGACGATATGATGGCAGTTGATCTCCTGAATGAACAGGAATTAATAGATGCAGGTGCTTTACTCAGGAAGGGTAATCCGGATGGTAAGGTGGTTGGTCCTGCAATCAATAAGCTCAAGGAGAGACTGACAACAATAAAAGAAAAATCTGGTGATTTTCTTTCTGAAGCAATGGGGCATCCTAAAAGAGAATCCATGCTCAAGCTTAGTGATGATTTGCAGGAAGCAGCAAGGCTAAAATCTGAACCACATTATAACGAATCATTTTATGAATATAAAAAAGAATATGTAATCAACCCTAAAACTGGTAAACCAGAAATTGACCCTAATACTGGCAGCCCCAAGTTTGAATATGCTGTTGATGATGCTGGAAACCGAGTATTTGATAAAAGCAGAGCAGGTCTAAGGACGATTTCTGATGACCGTCTGGATGACCTTTTTATGAATGAAGAATTCAGGGATGCATATGAAAAGGTTGTTGAGATTGCACGGAAACAAACGGTAGGTGGGAAAAATCCAAAGGTATTAATAGAAGAGCTGCCCACTATGGAAGCCCTTGAGGCAAACATGAAACTTGTACCTCCATTCAAGAAACCTATGGGTAGGTACTCAGTCTATGCCCTCGATAAAGTTAAGAAGTTTCTGGACACAAAATACAAGGGGTCGCAATTGCCGGGTGCTGATACAGTTACGGCAGAACTTGCTGGTGATATAAGAACTCTAAAGCACCAGATGCTTGACATAATGACAGAGAAAGATGAGTCATATAAAACGGCAAGAGGTATCTTTAAGGGTGAGCAGGAATTGGATGAAGCAAAGCAACTAGGTGAGGACTTGTTCAAGAGGGGTCTTAATGGTCCGGATGCACAGTACCTGTTAAAACAGAACATCACAAATGCAGAGGAACTTGCACAGTACAAGGTTGGGGCATACAATTCCCTCGTGGATATGATAGAAAGATCAGGGAAGGATGTTAAAAATCCAAAGGGTGTTGTGGATTTCTTCCAAGACCCACAAAACCTAGAAAAACTCGACCTGATATTACATAATCCCAAACTCAATGATATGGAAAACTTCCGTATTAAGGAGAGGTTTATAGACCGGATGCAGGTTATGGGAGATAGAATTTATGTTGCTCATCACCTGACAGGTGGTTCACAGACTGCTACCAGAAGTGCTGCAGATGCAAATGTAGTCCAGCAAGGAATAAGAGCTGCACAAAATATTAGAAGAGGAGATGTCCCTGGAATAGTATCACAGGGTGTGGACATGGTAAGACCTGGCATGGTCGCAAAACAGGCAGATGCACAGGGTCAGCACGTTTTTCAACAGGGTGCTGGTCAGATAGATCAAGGACTAAAAAAAGGTTTGCTTGTACAGGAGGAGATGAGGAAAAAGGTGGGTGATCCAATGGGTCTACTGGGTATTGCCACAGGTACAGTTGCTACTGGTTCATCGTATACTCAATAGCCTGTCACTACTGCCCGTCTTTTTAATTCTTCAATGGGTCGTAAATTATCCGCAGGAATATAGTGGTTGATAACTCCATAACCAAAGTCCTTTGTGGGAGCCTGAGATAAAATTTTACCCCACTCCCATCCAATCAGGAATGTATCCCCCTCATTGTAATTTGCAAGAACATAAATATCCACCACAGGTTTACCGACTTCCAGTAAAAGATTATATGGTAACTTTGCAGTCTTTACATCAATTGAAAAATTGAGGGCAAGCACAAAATCAATCCCCTTATCTCCAGAAGGTTTGACTGAATCATCAATGTCAAGATCAAACAGATTCGCAAATTCATTTTCTCCACAGACTCCAATCAGGTTATAATCTTCAGATAATATTCTTTGTGATGCATGACCAACGTGTGTGTTACTTCTTTGTTCTGCAATCCTTAATAGGTTACTGTCCATGTATTCCTTTCACGGTAAATGCTCCATCATGTACTTCCAGTTCATCTGGACATTGTTTTATAGTAACTCTTATTGATCCTTCCTTTGTGGTCTGTGCTTCCCTGGATATTTGTATGTGTCTAAACTGACGGTCATTCTCAAAAAGAAAACCTTCAAGGCAATCTATACACACTTTTAATAAATTATCAATGTCGGCTAGGGGGCCACTACGTTTCGGATAGTGAACTGCTACCGACAAGGCAAGTGTTCTTGTATCCTTGTCTGATCTTCTGGAACCATCCTTATGTAATCTAGTGTTCCAGATTCTAATTTGTTCATGGTATGTCAGCATAAGTAGCTGGACATTCTTTTTATAGTCCCTTGCCTGTTTAGTTTTTATGATCCTGTTCCTTGCCACCTGCCAGTAATTATTAACAGATGGTGGATACGGCAGCTCAATTGTTATTGACATTTGTAGTCCTCCCAATTATGTAAAACCCTGACACCTTCCTGCGCTACAAAGCCGCTCAACATGAAAAAACGTGATGGATAATCAGCAGTTATCGGTTAGTCAACGCATTAGACCCTATTGAGTTAGGGGAGGTCTGCGCCACTTTGGTCAGGGTTTAATTTTTATGAAAATGTATCGTTGGCTTTGGAAGAATCCTCCTCTTCCTCACCTACATAAACGAAATTTTCCTTCTCCATATCATAAGTATATCCTGCTTCCTTACCTTCCTTCTTACCTGCAGCAAACTCGACACGTTCACTTTCCAGAGGAAGCCATTTCAGAAGTTGCCTAACAGCAGTCTTCTTTGCCATTTGATCGTAATCGTCAACCCAAGGCCCCCTGTTCCCAGACGATGACCTTGCCTTGACACGTTCAATATCCAAGAGAGCAAGAAACTCAAACTGGGTATCCTCTCCACCCTTCATTTTGGCAATGGCATAGGCTCCTATGACTTTCCCTGCCTTATCAGCCCGTGAACCAATAAGAGGCTTGTGATGTATGAAAGGATTGGTTCCTTCCTCATATTTAAAATCATCACCCTCCCTGACTATCCTGCCCCAGATTGAAGCAAGTCTTCCAGACTGTAAAGCAAGTGATATTAGACCTTTGTAGCCAGTGATCAACTGACACTTAGTGCCATATGGAATCAGGTATGCCAGACCCTGGACAGAGTTTGGAACTAATCCTAATTGACACGCTTCCATGACTGATGTCAGCACAGATTCTTTTGTGCATTTCAGCAGTCTTGGGTTCTTCGATATTTCAGTCATTATAACCCGACTGATTTTCTGTGGCGAAATATGTTCCGGCAATGCCATTGCCATCTGGTTCTCCATTACTCCCAACGTATCTCTGCATTGGGACAGACTCATTGTTTCAGACATTTTCTCTCCTGTTTAAATTAACTTCGTTTATCCATCTTTGATTCTATCCATTGATCTACTTCTGACTCAACCCAAGCAACTGCACCGACTTCTCTACCCTTACCAAAAGCATTAGGTTTCTTAGTAGGGGTGCTTAATCTTACACTTTTAGGGAATTTACCATCTTTCATTGCCCTCCACAGTGCAGTGTTCTTTAGCCCAGTACGCAACTTAACTTCGGGTTTTCGTATAAAACGATGTTTTGGTTGTTCCATTTTATTCTCCTATATCTGTGTGAATCCCCAATTTGGGATATCAATTCTTTCTATGGAATCAGAATACCCCATTGGTATCTGGTCCGGTTCGTTAAGCCAAGCCTTATACTTCCGAAGGTCTTGGTCTGCTGTCATCCACCCTTCATCAAGTGTTGCCATTCCTAAAGAATATGCGCCAACATTGTAAGGAGGATGATTCTCTACGGCAAGGAAGATGAAGTCTGCAATCTCCTCACGGTAGCATAATTCAGCCGCCTTTAGATACCATGCAGCCTGAACATGATACCTATACTTATGGACTGAACGTGGAAACCCATCGGGGGATGCATCCAGCGTTGACTTTAGGTCAATTAAATACCTGCGGTCACCTGCTTCTGCTTTTCTCTCTGTCACCCAATCGGGACGAGCTTTGCATTCAACATCAAGGTGATCCCAAAAGAGGGACACTTCTGGCTTGCCATCTTCAAAAAGTTTTGCGGTTTTAGGAAACGCAATCAGAGCATCCACCATATACCTGATTGTATCGAATTGATCCTGTGTCAGAATTTTTCTTCCAGCTTTCTCCTGTTCTGCTTCCCAGATTGCCTTCTCCTCTTTATCTACTTTCTTCAAGCCAAATTTCTTCTTGACAACATATTCTTTGTCGAACAAATCCCTCTCCAGAAAGGCACAGTGGAAACCACTTCCCTGTAAAAGGGCCGGAGTTGCTCCGGATCGTGGAATCTGATCGTGTTTTATTGATTTATGGATGCGATCCAACCTTGATTTACTGACTGCTCCGTTTGCATGATAGTCCTCATTTGACATATCATCTCTTATTTTGATTCCTGGCATTTTCTCTCCTATTTTTCAATTAATTTTTCAATGTTAAGGTCAGGTTCAGTTAACATATCATCTATTCCAAAGTATCCTAAACCTATCATTGTTTCCCATTGCCAATCTCGACTCCCAACAGAGGGAATCTGTGGCAGGGGTAGTGGGGGTTGCCTTTCGATTTTACCTCCATCCTTGAGGAATTTTTCTATTGCCTCATTCAACTCAAGACGGTGGAGTTCTTTCTGCTTCGGGGTACTTGGGTTCTCAGAAAATCCATAGTTTCTGTACTGGTGTTTCTGTATCTGTCCAGATAAAGAAATATTGACAGGTTTTTTTTTGTAAACGTTAAACCCCCTAGAGCATTTTGTTGAGCAGAACACTCTTGTTTTTGCATTGGGGAGAAAACTTTTCTTACAATTACGGCAATTAATTTCCTTTACTTTCTCCCTCCGAGATACATATTTTTTCTTATTGTAGTCTGCTTCCCATTCCCTGCGGTTCATAAACCTACAGATACTTGAACACATTACGGTTGTACTAGCCTTTGGGATAAACCATTCTTTGCAGACTCGGCACTTGATTTTAGAAAGGGATGTCGTCCGTCTGGGCATCTTGGCTCCTTTGGGTTTGGGGTTGACCTTCAAAATTAGATCGAATTTTCTCGATAGTCGGGTTTGGATGTGCAGCAGGTTCCTCTTCAAAAGATTTTTCGACATATACACTGTCATCATCGGAGGATTTATTTTCCAGAAACTCGATCTTGAATACCTTTATTTCTGTTGAGTACCTCTTCTCATCATTCTTCATCCATTCCCTTGTCTGGATTGACCCCTCAATATAAACCTGATTGCCCTTGAAAAGATACCTTCCAATCAGATCGGCTAGTTTCCCCCATGCCTGACAGTTATGCCATTCTGTTCGCTCTTGTTTTTCATTCTGTTTGTCTGTCCAAGATTCATTTGTTGCGATTGAAAAGTTCGCCACCTGTGAAGACCCCACTTCTTTTATTTCAGGGTCTTGTCCTAGTCTTCCTATTAGCATTACTTTGTTAAGATTTGCCATTTTGCTCTCCTTCTACTGGTTTATCGGCTACTACAACCACCCGTTTGAATAACGCATGACCGTACCCGTTTTTCTTAAAATGCAGATTTAATATTCTTGCATAACTTTTCCTCCGTGCATCCCCGTCCCTTCTATCCTTCAGTCTTTTTGCTAATGCTTTAAACATATCATTCAAATCGCCCTCCATTGCGTTAAAATGTTTAACCAGCCCGATTATACTTAGGGGGCAGGTTCCTTGTCTCTTAGAGACTTCTGGTACTCCTGGTAATGCTTTTTAATATTATCATCATCCCTCCAAGCTAGAGAGATTTCTTTTTCATAGTATTTCTTTGCTTCTTCCTCATTCAGTCCTTTCAATCCTATCCTAAATATTTTTCTTGCTGTTTTCATAGAGTCTTCCTGTATGAATTCTGAGTTATACAGTGATTCAAATTCTTCCTCATCGAGCTTTGCTCCGACTCCTAAAGATGAATTCAAATATGTATCAAAATGTGTTTTGCTGTAGAGAGTATTCGGGGAAAGGTACTGGGCATATTTACTGTGGTTCCATTCGGTTGTCTTATTCTTGTTGACCTGAATAAAATCCTCTACAGTATATCCCTCTGCGATTCTTGCGTTGATCTTTTTCTGAAATGATTCTGTTGAAGACCTAAACTTTTTACCTGATAAATTATTCAAGTTTTCAATTATTTTTTCATAAATTTCTTTCTCGACATTATTGTCTTTTGTATTTGTATTTTTTATATTGTTATTTGTTTCTGTACCGTCGGATGTACTATCGGATGTACTATCGGATGTACCGTCACCCTTGACAGGTAGCTGATATTTCTTGTAATTACAGAGGTATACAACGATTCTTGGATGTCCTACCGGATGTACCGTTGGGTGTACCGTTTTGTGTACCGTTATTCGGTCATCTTTTTCCAGCCATTTTAAGAACCTTCTGACCTTCCCCCTCGACCATTTCCAGTTTGAAGCAAGGTGGTTTTCGGTGTGACAAAACTCACCCCTTTTTAATTTGATAACCTCCTGACCGTTCTTTATCTGACCTGTATCCCAATTTACCATCCGGATCATGTCGTGCCATGCTTGCCACTTTGTAAATGGCTCCAGATAATACAAAGGGTCAGTTGTGATTTTCCTCTGTAATAGGTAATAGTTTTTCACTCGTTCTCTCCATGATCGAGTTAGGTTAAAGTGGTTTCTCCAGACTCAAGAGTTCCTTTCGGGAAAATATTCTCTGTCCCTTGTTAGATAATGTCTGACTAGGTAGACGGTTTAGTCTGCACAAATACCGCACTCGGTCAACTTTTATTCCCAAGAGTTCCGCAGCATCTTCCGTGCCAATCAGGTCATCTTCCTCCTTCGCAAGAATCTCCTTGAAACTCTCTCCCTCGACCTTGTGCCAAACAGATGTACCTAAAGGTTTTATTTCCATTTTTCTCCTTTGTTAAATTAATTATTCCACACTATATACAATATCAAATCCTAAATAATATTGCAAATCAAATCCTAAATAAATCCTAATTAAAACCTGGTGGGCAGACAGTCCTGCCTGAATATATCAGAATCACCTTACACCTGAATATTCCCTCCACTGCCCCGCCTGAGACTGTCTGCTTTTTTTAATGTGCTACAACCCAACACGCAATGTTGTCCTTCATCAAATCCCTGATAAGATCACGGTACTTCCAGATGGAAACTTCAACCCTGATCACGGGTATTTTAGTAGGAACCGATACCAAATCGTATTTATTTCTTAACTGGTAAAGGTTTTTTATTTGCTCCGGATCGAAATTAATATCGATCCAAACTTTCTGGTTTAGATATACTTTCTTTGGTTCATCGTGGAACATTTCTCTCCTTATTATTAATTATATTACACGCTTCATGAAAACCCCCCATGCCCGAAAAACAATCGAAAAACTTTAATGTCTTTCGGTTATCATCCAAGGCTTCTAAGATTCGGCTCAGCACATGAACAACACAATCAACCTGAACAGAATTCCCTGCCATGCGGTAGCGTTGAGTTGCTGAAATTCCTAAATCTTCACAGAGTTTATGAGCCTTGTCTGCATTCTTACCAAATTGTAAACGCCAACACTCAAGAGGAGTTAATCGCCTGACAATCAATCCATCAGTAATAGTGGTATCAACTGTTGGGGATGTTTGAACTGTACCGACTAGACTATCCCCTCGTGGGACGATCTTTTTGCCTCTTCGGGGGGAGTGGTCTTTGCCAGTAGCTTTTTTGATTTCTCTCCGGATACGCTTTGCTTCCTCAGTGCGGATTTCAGTCAAACCGACATATGGTTGTCTGTTACCGCCAAGACTCATATCACGCAGAGTTGGGGATAATCCTTCGGGAGAATACACTCGATTATTAGAATGCACAGGCTTATTCATAACGACTAATTGTCGTCTATTCTTTAATAACGTATTGGAACCCTTGTAATAGCAGGAGTCTATCGCATAACTGCAATTTTCCCCGAGAATTTTTCTTTCTCCATTAGAATTTTCTTGGTGTTTTCCTCTGACAGGAAATATCGGGAATCTGGGTTTTCTTCCAGAACATCTTGTAGCAAAGATGAAGACTCGTTCTCGATTTTGTGGAGAGAAATGTTTTGCATTGAAAGTCCCATATTCGATATGATCGTAGCCGATTTCGGTAAGTGAAACGAGCATTTTCGCAAACGATAGTTCCCCTTCTTCGTTTTTGTGAGAGAGCAAGCCTTTGACATTTTCAAGCAAAATATATTCAGGCTTTTTATCTCTGAGTATTCGGATAATTTGATAGAAAATATTTCCTCTAGGGTCTTCAAAACCCAATCTTCTTCCAGAAATACTCCACGACTGACAGGGGAATCCAAAGAACCCGAAATTAAAATCTGCCATTTCT